ATGAGATTGGTAAGAAGGTCCTTGTAGAGAAGGTTGATCTTCACTACGTCAGGCTTGATGCGGTCGATCTGCACCGCTTCAACAGAGATGAGCGGTGTCGGTCCATTCGTCAGACCGTAGAGTGCCTCTCGAAGAGCGCCCTCGATCTTGGACTTGTAGTTCTGTCCGATGACGCCGCTGAGTGGGCGGAGACCTCCCGGCCACACCGAGGAGCCTCGCACCGTCATGATGCAGAGCTTCACCAGGTGGCGGACGTCGTTCTCACCTTGAATGAAACCATCCGAGTTGAAGACGTACTGCTTGGTGACCGAGTCAATCTTGCGAGACCCCACAAGATGCCCGTACTCGTCGATCATGGCAGAGCCTTCGCTGACAGTGGCCAACGTCGGCGTGCCATACCCAGCGGGAGACGTTCCTGCAGGTTGAATCCCTGCCCCCGTCTTCGCCGTAGTCACGAGATCGCTCCAATGGCGGTACCGCTGACAGGCCCACCGCCTGGTGCTGTCGAAAGGCCAGTGCCATCGACAGTCACGGTGGAGGCGATAACAGCATCCCGAATATGCTGGACAATGGACAGGATCGCAGCGCGTCGAGCTATCGGTTCGCCTGCGTCACGAGGGATGGAGTCGATATCGGCCATCACCAGATCGGTGATCGCGTCTGCGGAGGGCATCGCCATGGGGCCTCATGGAGCGATAAGAACGTGAGTAGAAGGAACACCGGCGATACCGGTAGGACCAATAAGTGCAGAGTTTACAGCAGGCGCAAGTCCAGGGCCACCCGGACCCAGACGAGTCAGCACACTTCCGGCAACATCAACGATTGTTCCCGTAATCGAGATGGTGCCGTCAGCATTCAAAGTGATGGACGCAGCCCCCACTGAGAGGCTGATAGACGAAGAAGTGACGTTCACAGTCGAAGAGCCGGTATCCACGGTGACCGAGTTATCCGGCTTCACATCGATGGACGTCATCTGCCCAGTGACGGCACCAGTACTATCCTGCCCTGGATTCGTTCGAATGGAGAGCGTTCCATTCGCCTGCGCATAGACACGAGCAGCAGAACCAGGGGCATAGAAGACGGCCTCGCCGTAATCGATTGCCCCGTAAAGGAACTGTGAGCGCTTGTCCCACCCACCCAGAACGATGTGCTCATTCCCCGTAAAAAACCGGAAGGCCTGCGCCGACGGTTGCTTCGAAGAGGGGAGCGGGGGGCGAGACACAAACCCGAATGGGTTGATGGGGACAGCCTGGAAAGTATCCGAGTAGTCGAACTCGGAGTCACCGAGGTTGAAGTAGACAGTGTTGGTCGCAGGATCCAACTCGGAGCTGATGATGTCAGCCCCAAGGTCCCACTGTGACGTGAGCTGTACTCGCGGACGGAAGAAGCGAGAAGTCATAGCTTGATCCCTGACTTGGCAAGTTTCTCTCGAAGAAGTTGAGCTTGCTTGGCTTGGAATTCCTTATCCGTCACGCTGCCAGGGTCAGCGTATGGAGAGCCAACGGTCGGCTTCTTTCCAGCTGTAGCGGCCTGCTCCTTCTGCCGCTTCTGCTTCTCCGCTTCCATGCGCTTACGCACATCGGCTTCCTCTGCCTTGGCTTTCTTTTCGTCAGCCTGGAGAGCTTCCTCGGATAGACGATCGTAGGACTCGTCACCAATCCACTCGAGAGATTCTGGACGAACCATCTCCAGCTTCGTGGTGGTGCCGCCACCGCGTGACTTCTGGAACGTCTTGCCGATGATGTAGAGGTTCTCGTCGACGTTGTTGTACTCGTCCTTGACGCGAACAATGGAATCGACAGCCCACACCAAACCCTCAGGGGACGTATGCCCGTCAACAGTGCAGGTGTAGGTGAAGTGCTTGCGCATCTTGTCGGCTAGGTATCGACGGGCGAAGAACTCCACCTGGCTCGGAGTCTCGCCCTCGGGAGCCACCAGGAAGGTCGGACGGGCTACCGGATTGAGGAGCAGGTACTTCCACTGAGCCGTCTGAAGGGCGACAACAAGCTCGCGAGCGTTGCCGTGCTTCTTCTTCAGCCGGTTGATCTCGGTGTAGTACGCGGTCGTCTGGTCGTCTGGGTCGATGCTGGAGAAGGGATTCTGGATGAAGCACTTGTGCTTTCCTCGAGAATATCCCTCGTGCCGATTGGCTCCTGACACGAAGACGATGGACGGTTGGTCCTTCCAGTCTCGCGTGCAGGAGGCCTCGAGTACGTTGCTCCGTCCTTCACGCAGAAAGTTGACGGAGTAGTCTGGCGTAGAGAACACATCAGGTACGCTGACGACAGCTGTGCCTTTACCGTTCTGTGTGTCGGCTCGAGCCCAAAGGTAGAGACCCTCGCGAACAAGCAGGCGGTTCAGGAATTCGTACGTCCCCTCACCTGGGAATGGGACGAGCAGGCTGGTTTCCCAGCCGCTGGTCTTCTTTCGATGACGAGTGCGGTGACGCTGACGATGCCCACCAGTGTGAGGCTCTGGCAGCTTTCGCCCGGAGAAGTGTCCTTGAATGACCTCTACGTTCGCGCGGTTGTCAAACTCGACTCCGCCAAAGTCGAATGGTTCCAGGAACTTGGCCACCACGGTGGACAGCTTGTCCTTCGCGTTGACCTTGATGGTGTAGTCAGCGCACGCGTCGATGACCGGAGCCATTAGGTCGCGACCGGAGATGGTGACCTCCGTACCATTCTGGCGGTCTGCTGACGTCGTGTATGTGTCGAGGTAGCCAGAGAATTGGACGTTTCCACCGATCCTGAACTCCACCTTCAGGCCCGGCTTGAGGGCAGCGAGCACTTCGGCAGAGACCTCTTTGCCACCAATCACCATCGTGAATGTGGCACTCGGTGCCAGGAACCGATGCTGAATGGTGTACGACTTCCAGCGAGAGATCGTTTGCGATGCCTCAGCGCTCAGCGAGGGGAAGCAGATCTCTACGAACTCTTGGTCGTTGATATTCATCGTGCACTGCTCGTGTAAAAGCGGACTGCCTGCCGTACCGGCACGAAGTCCAATCCCATAAGACTGGGATTGAGCGTGATGATATCACCCACCTTGTTGTTGAGGAATACCGCGAGCATAGGAATGGTCTGGTTCTTGGGATTGATGTAGATGGAAGTCGGCTTTGCCTTCTTCAGCTGCTCCCTCTGCATCTTCCGAGAAGCCTCAATCATTCGATTGATGGTGTTCTTCGCAGGCCACATCTGCGGGCTGGTCACCCTCTCGCAGGCGTCCATCAGGGCTTCACAGCGATAGACGATGCGGTCAGCTACTCCGCCGAACTGTCGAGCAGCGAGGTCGATCTGGTCTACGGCCGTCGTTGCCTTGTTCACGGCTTCGAGGAAGGTCTCAATCAAACCATCCGGGTCTGCAGCTTGGACCTGCACAGGCATGATGGAGATCTGCGTATCCAGCGCTGCTGCAGCGCTCTGCACGTCAGCGTAGTTGAAGACGTTGTTGAAGATGGCGCTGTCATCTTCCAGTGTGCGACGCCAAACAACGTTGACGTCTTCGCCGTCGCGCTTGTCGGCGCTGAGCACCGAGCGAAAGCTGACAAGCTTGGCTTTGATGGTGCCGAGGATGGGGTGCACGAGGTCGCCTGTGGACGCCTCGGCACAAGCGTCGATGAACTCCGTCCACTGGTCCGGGTACAACGGGATGTTCTTCTTTTTCCAGGAGTCTCCCGGAGCCGCGAAGATGGCGTTGCGGAAGTGGAGAGTCGCACTCACCTGCAAAGGGTTTCGCCCGAGCGATTCGATGCGAGCCTCGTCCTCACCAGGACGCATGTGCTCAGCCATCGATTGCTCGAAAGCGGTCTCGATCATCGAGGCAGGTGCGCTCAGCCCACGCCAGGAAAGCTCTGTAAGCTTCGATAGTACGTCGAATGCAATTGCCATGGGTCACCGTGAAGCGTGAGGAAGTCCCTTGAGGTCAGACGCAGCGTCGGCAGCAGCTCCTGAAACCTTCTTCAGGTTGTCGGTCAACTCCCACGCCTGCATCTTGAGCTGGCCAATCTGCTCATCGATCTCTTCCATGTTCTTTTTGCGCTGAGCAGGCGTCATCTTCGGGTCGCTATCCATTGCCGTCTTGATGCGATCTTCTTCCAGCGCAGCGATCGCAGGGTTCTTCATGTTCTTTTCCTGCTGCGCGTAGTAGGCCTCGTTCGCCCCAGAGTTCTTGGGCTTGCCTTCGTCAGGGTCTCCTCCACCGCCTCTGATCGCAGCAATGATGAGGGCGATGATGCCGGCGCCAAGCAAGCCAGCGACGAGAATGGGGATGATCGGCGAGAGCATCGGAATGACCATCGCTGCCTCAGCGCCCAAAGCTGCTGCTCCCACACCCTCAGCTGCGGCTGCTCCGCCACCAAGGAGTGCCGAGCCTGCCATGCTGCCAACAGCTCCCATCGCGGACGGAGCTGCAGCCCCGACAACCTTGTCGAGCAGCTTCTTGCCGACGACATCGCCGACTGCCCCAAGGGCTCCCTGCCCTGCACCCATCACACCACCAGCGAGGCCGACGGCAGCTGTGGCTGCATAGGGATGGTCGACTGCGAACTTCACTGCGTCGAGCATCGTATCGACCAGCTTCACGATGGCAGGGATGAGCTCCTCCACCTTCGGGATGAGTGTGACGAGAGCCGGAACCAGCTTCTCTGTCACCGCATTCGCGAGGTGCGTGAGGGCCATCTGGAGCTGCATGTCGTCAGCACCACGTCGGGTAGTGGAGTCCTTGGCAAGTTGGTTCTCGCTGAGAGAATCACCGCGAGTCTCCTTCACCCAAGCGTCGAAGTTGGCGAGACCTGCAGCATGCTTCTGAGCTTCCGTGGCTCCCTTGCCTGCAGTGGCACGACCTTCTTGGTAGATCGACTCACCACCAGAGATGACCTTGCGGGCTCGCTCGTTGAAGATGCCTACGGAGTTCTCGAAGGAGTGCTGCCCATTCTTCGCGAGAATGGCTCGAACGACGTCCATCTGATTACGGATCTTGCCGTTCTCATCCATGACGTTGTTGCGGCCACCGGCGAGGTCGAAGGCGTCCTCTTCGTGCTTGTAGATATCCGTGGCGAACTGGGACGCAGCGATCGAGGCTTCAGCAGCCGTCGTAGCTCCACCCTTCTTCGCGACCTGGAGGCCTAGAACGAGATCTTTGACGGCGCCTTGCTTGTCTGCGTACCGAGTTGACGCGCCAGCGAGACGCACGCCGTACTCGCCGAGGTCGGCCAAGTCGATGGCGTTCTTACGACCAGCACCCGAGAGACCGCCCATGAACGTCTTCGCCAACTCATCGTTGCCGAACGAATAGCGGGCGTTGCCCATGGTCGTGGCGATGGCACTCAGGTCGGCACCAGTCGCTTGGCTGGTGTTGGCCATGTACTCCATGTTCTTCAACGCGGAGGTATAGTCACCGGACTTGGCTCCGTAGGTCTGCACAGCTGCAACGAGCTTGTCGACGGAGATACCAGAGGAGTTGGAGACAGCCTTCGCCTTCTCCATCACTTCCTTGTTGTCGACTTCGTTGTTGCTCTGGATCTGGATGTCCATGGCATTGCCACGGGCAGCCAAGCTGTCCTTCACAGCATCAGCCGCGGAAAAACCTCCACCAAGAGCCAGAAGAGTACCGGCCACTTTGCCAGCCATACCAACAGCCTTGCCGACACCATTGACGAAACCTCCGCCGATAGCCGAGACAAAGTTGCGCTTGTTCTCCCAGCGTTCCTGGTAGTCCTTCTGCAACGCACGAGTAGCAGCCCGCTCTACGGCACCGGGGCGGTTTACCCTGTTCTTCGCACGCTCCTCATCACGAGAAGCCTTCTCGCGAGCACGCTGCTCCCATGCCAGGCTCGTGTTGATGATTCCCTGACGGCGCTTCTGCCACTGCTCTTCCTTCCGTTGCTCGGTAGAGAAGTGCTTGGTTCGCAGGTTGTCGACGTGCTTCTGGGACTTCTCAGCATCTCGCTGCTGGGTAAGCATCGCACGATTGCGTACACTTTGCAGAAAACGCTGGGACTTCTCCTCCTCACGCTGCTGCTTGAGCATCGAGGAGTTCTTGATGCCAGTGAGCATCTTCTCGTGCTGCTCGCGGGTCTTCTGCTCCCAGGACAAGCTAGTGTAGACGCGGCGCTGCTTCTGAGTCTCTACGGTCGCCTGTTCGCGCGCCTGCTTGGCAGCGGAACGCTTTGCATCCGCCTCGGCTCGAGCTTGTGCCCGTTGCTGTGCGCGACCGGACTGGTCGACGGCATCACGGACGGACTTCAACGCAGAGAGGACGTCTGCGATGCCACCAACCTTGAAGTTGACGCTTACCGGTTTGATAGCCAAAGCACACCTCAAAAAAGAAAAAGGCTACCCATGGTATGCCACGGATAGCCCTAAAGGGTACCTAAGTACCCGAATCACTTCTCGGATTCAGCCAGCAGCGCACTCAACTCAAGTTCCGAGGTATCCGCGCTTTTTGCAGAATCGTCGTGCTCCGGCCCAGAGGAGATACTCCCAGTCCGGTAGCTCCAAAGCTCTGCGGCCAAACGCAGTATCAGGTCGTTCTTGAGTTCCGAGGAGGTACGCGCCAGAACGAAAGGGCCGGTATCCGCTCCAGTCGCCAGCACTTCAACCCACTGGTTGTAAGTCTCTTCGGTCATCATGGACATGATCGGCCCAACCGAAGACTGGGTCTGATTGTAGAGGTTCATGAGCACACCGATCTCATCGGTGGACAGGTCACGAACCTCCTCAGCGCGCCGGAACATGGGAGACTTGAGGTCCCCATCTTCTCGAAGAGCGCGCAGCAGAATCTGCACTGCAGCCTCATTCTCGTACATCGTACGATAACCGAAGGATGCCTCCTCCAGCTTGGGGATGTCCCCGCCATTGGTCTTCATGAGCTTGCGGACAACATGCTCCGCGTCTCGCTGGGCGGAGAGAGACTCCGCCTGCGTGAGAACCCAAATAGCAACGGACGGGTACGAGCCATCAGCTCTGGGCCGAGGGAACTCCACCACCGAGTGGGGACGCGGTAGAGCGGAGAGTTCGGCCCAGAGCTTACTGGGAGAGAGGTCTTTAGGCGGAGACTGCTGCTGCATGAAAGGTCAGGTCCAATCGCCGTCGTACTTGCCTCGGAACTTGAAGCTAAGGCCCGCAGCAGCCGACACGCCGTGAGTGAAAGAGTCTTCGATTATGAAGCCCTTCACCGTGATGGTGCGGCTCGCAGCGAAGATGCTGATTTCAGCCACCCCGAGGTTACCCATATACGCGCCAGGGTTCAACTCGAAGTCGCCCGACGGGACGGCATTGTCCACGTCGATCTCCACCGTCGGAGCGCCCGGGCTTTCACCCGAGTAGCCACCAACCACGGTCGAAACCGGGTTGGAGTTGGTGCTACGCCGAACGGTGACCGAGATCTCCTGAGCAAGGAGTTTCCCGTCTACGTACACATTCGCAGAACTGTAAACTTGAAGATTAGCCACGGTCTACCTCCTTTCAGCCGACTTGGTCGAGTTCAGACGCCGTCTGCTCGAGGTTGGAGATGGGAACAAGCGGAACGCGAATACCCATGCGGGTGTTCGGGCTCGTCTCACGTTGCACGAGAGTACCGGCAATGATCTTGTCGGCGTCCTCGAGCAGGTCCACGTTCACGAAGTCTCGGGTGAGCTGGTCGACAGCAGCCTTCATCACGCGGGGCGTGACGACGTCAGCACCAGGGACACGGCCGTTTTGCGGCGGGTCGTTGGCGATCTTCTTGCCCGAGTAGTTGAGGGTCAACTTGGTGACCAACTCGTCAGCGTACCGGTCGCACACAGTGACCTTGTGAGCGTCGCGGATGCGGTAGTCGGTAACGCTCGAAGTGGTCGTCTTGGTGGTAACGCGTCGAACGATGTAGGTCGTGCGCTGGCGGGTCACACCGATGGGAGTCAACCCACCGAGGATTGCAGCGGCGATATTTGCACGCGTGGGGGCAGCACCCGAACGCGGACCAGGCATCGTCCAGACAGCGCTGGTTGCAGTGTCGTTACCATAACCCGAGAAATTCGTTCTGAACGGGAACGGGGCTTCCTCGAGAGCGTAGACACCAACAACCTTGGCAGCGAGGGTGCAGGGCTCCTGGTCACCTTGCTCAAGCCAGGCAATCTCAGCGCGCGCGTTGTTGGCGGTCGTAGCCACCGACGTCGCGTTACCGAGGCTGTCGACCGAGCCGCAGATGGCACGCTGACGAATGCCGACGAGCGGCAATGCCATCGAGTTCACCTGGACGACGAGGGCGCCAAACTGAGCCGAGTCCTCTGCAGCGGAGCAGATGTAGTAGTAACGGGTGTTGGCAATGGTCGCGAGAGCGGCCGTGTTGCTGTCCGCAGTGGTACCGCCGGAGAGGAACGTTTGCGCCTGGTTCGTGGCCGTCATCCCCGTGTTACCGAAGATCTGCCCGCCGATGCGGAGCCAGTTGCCACGAAGCCCCTTCTGCTTCGCGGTGATTGCGAGGGTTCCGGTGGAGTTCACCGCCGTAATGCCCCAGTGCGTCTGCGAGAGAATGTTCGCCGCAACGTCCGAACCGAGTGCCGTCGGAGACATACCGGTCGTGATCGGCGTATCGACGAACTCGTCGCCGAAGTAGAAGCGGTAAGTACCGTCGCCCGTCGCCGTGGTCGTAAAGACCTGGCTCTTGGTCGCCTGGAGACCAGCCGATTCCGTCACCGCGATGGCGTAGAACGGCGTAGTCGTGTTCACCTTGAGGTACGCACGGATCATCCGGTGAAGCTCAGAGCCCGCACCGAACAGCGAGATGGCATTCGCTTCCGTGGAAAGTGCCGGCGAAGAGATGGGGCCGTACACTGCCGTATCAGCGACAGCAGTCCCCGAAGAAAGCATGTTGCCGATGAAGAGCACGGGGTACGTGCCCTCGCCGAGGGACGCCGGACCCTCAGCGAACTTCACCTCAACGTAATTGCCCGGTACCGGGTCGTTCGAGCCGAGGCCCGTGAGAATCACTGCACTCATAAGAAAGACCTTTCAAAGCTAAGAGTCTGGCAGTCACTGCGACTCTTCAGGCGCAGGCGTGCTTTGCGGCAGGGATTGGGGCACGCAGCCACCGCCCACCTTTTTCGCCGTCGCAGCATCCAGTGCGAGAAGATCGCCAGAACGGATGTGGCGGATGTACTCAACGAAGTGCGGGTCGTTGTCTTGGATATCGATGACCTCAAACGTGGCTACCCAGCCACCCTCAGGACCAAGCGACCCATCAAAACGAAGACCCAAGTAGGACTTCTGGCCGATAAGCAAACGCCGGTAGTTGGGCACCATGGGAACGCGCCCTTCAACCGAAGTGTTCAGCATCACTCGAAGCATCGGTACAACTCCGCTAAGTCATTCTTCGAGATCAATATCGATCTCGATCAACTCAAATTCGTCGATACCTGAACCTACCGTGAGAGTGGTATCTGCGCCGCCCATATCGTCGAAGTCGGCAGCGGATTGCGAAAGAATCTCACGGACTTGGATCTCACATCGAACACCCTGGAACGGGAGTTCTTCGCCTTTATCCCACCCACCATAAAGGGAACTCACCCACATCAGATTCTCAATTCCAGCGAGAGTCAGGGGGCTAGTCCCTTGGGTGCTACCGGGCGGGGTGTAGTTCGGGTCAAAACCCTGCTCGCAGCGATTGTGAAGTACGCGAACAACGCCCACGAGAATGGGGTTGAGGCGCTCCATATCCGCAGCGGTTAGCGGGGGGAGAATGTAGTCCATGTTGTAAATCGCAGAGATCATCTGCGAGTTGTTCACGGTCTTCTCCGTCGAGAGTTCCTCCCGCACGCGGTAGAGGGCGAGCATGGGGAACTTCAGTTGCGTCTGCGTAAGGAAGTAGTCAGGGCAGTACGGAAGCGTAGCCATCACAGGGGCGAGGCCAGAAAGCGGAGTCACCGAGAACGCCTCCGTAATCCGAGCGCCCATGTGCATGTTGATCATGGATTCGAAGTACTCGAGCAGATAGTAGGTCGCGGGATCTGCATCCTTGAGGAGCGAGTTCCCAGTCGCCGTCCCTAGTGGGTACCGGACTGCGCCAATCTTGAATGCGCCGTATTCGAGAGCCATCAGCCGGTCACCTTTTCAATGGCATCGTTCACGAACTGCTCGATGCTGCTGTTGAGCACAAACTCGCCGACTTCCTGGGCGTCTTCCATGAAGTGCCGGGCGCGGACGCCGGGGTGCATTACCATCGGCCGAAAGAGGGTCAGCCCTCCTCGAACCTTGAATCGGAGGACTTTGGCGTTGACGGGATAGATCGGGTACTTGGCCTGGTGCGGCCCGTAGAGCCCGGTGCCGTTGTTCAAGAACGGGGTGTATGCGGATGCTCCGGTGGTAATCCCAGACATCATCCCGTCCGGAGTGAGTTTCGGAGGGATGTACTTGAAGTCCCGTCGACCAGCTCCTGAGCGGTCTCGAAAACTCTTGGTCTGCTTCAGGCTCTGATAGGCAGCCTTTGCCGCCTCCCGAAGAGCTTTCGTTTGCGCCTGGTTGATGGCGCGCTCCAGCTGCTTGATGCAGCGCACGAAGGCGCCAGAAACAAGGTTCGTGGAGATGTACGGCCTCATGGCGTCGGCACCACGGCACCGATGGGAGCAACCCCAATACGACGAATGATCATCGTTCGACGGAAGTTTGCTCGGCTATCGGTGGCGTTTACGCGTGTGTACCACTCAATCTCCGCACCATCTTCAGCTGCTGGAGACACGAGGGCCACGTACACCGTAGAAGTCACGTTGGGAGAGCCAGGCGAGACCTGATCCGGGTCGTAGGCACTCGGAAGGTTCCCACCCGTAGGAAACACAGGGGTAAACGGGCCGACGCGGACGTCCTCAGCCTCGTAGACACCGCCGCTGGCGAGAATATCCCTCGACTTCAGCGTCTCAAGTTTCGGGTTCTTCCCGTTGTTGACCACGCGAGTCCAGGTATCGGTAATGGTGCCTCCGGACATGCCAGGGCGCTTGGCTCCAGTCTCCGTGCGGAGAAGGACGAAGACCGCAACCTGACGCAGGCCCATCTCCGACGGGATATCCCCTCGAATCTCGTCTGCCAGCGCACGCAGGTCGTCACGATCCGTCATTGGAGCCTCAGTAGAGAACGGTGTTGTTGGAGCTGGTGTCCTTCATCCCGCGCAGATACGGGACGTTCAACGCAGTGGCGAGCTGCTTGCGGAGGTACTCACGCAGAGCGTCCATGTTGCTCAATGCGGTGAATCCGACCTTCGCGTCGCCGAAGAATTCGATCTCGTCGACCTTCTTCACGCCTGCACGACTGCGAAGCTTGAGGAAGGAGCTGCTGCCCGGCTGATCAAAGGCCCGCAGGTCGGTCAGCAAGCTGCGAATGATGGTCAAACCACCCTCCACAGTGACCGGATACCCAGCAGGATCGTGATCCTTCTCGAGTCGCACCGTGATGATGGGGTTGGGGCCCGAAGTATCGAGTGCCCGCACCGTCGCACGCTCTTGGAGGTCATCGGTATCGATGATGACGACCTGCCCGACCTTGAAGCCAGTGCCATCGGCAAGCTCGATGGTGACCGTCGACATTCCATCGAGGGGACCAACCACGGAGAGTGCAGTGGTATCGGCTCCCTCTTGCAAGTACGGCTGAATGACCTGCTCGAAGAGCGCCGTGAAGCCGATGTACGGCTCACCCTGGATGGTGATCAGGTGGTAACCAAGCTCGTACTTGATTCGCTGAATCTCGCTTTCAAGAAGCGCCATGGAAACCTCCAAAAGAAAGGCCCCCACCGCCGTTGACTGGTGGTGAGGGCCCCAGATTCGAACCTCTAGAGGTCACTCAGAGAACGAAGCGTCCGCGAGGTAGTTGTACGACGCAGCGTACAAGTCGCTCGCAGTGCCCGTCGCAACGCCCGTGAGAATCGCCGCACGGATGTAGCGCCAGCCGCCACCCATGCCGGGGGCAGCAATCACACGCTCAACAGCAGCCGAGGTACCCGTCGAGAGAACCGTCGTCGAACCGTTGTCGGAACCGACAGCGCGGTACCACGTGGAGCCATTGTTGCTCACCTGCCAGATGACGGAGAGCGTAAGGGTTGCCGTCGCAGCCGTGACACTGACACGAGCAGAAAGCGTGTTCTTCTCGTACGAGTCCACGAAGACGGCAGGGAGGGCCACGGTGCTACCCGCGACCAGCGTATTGAAGTTGCCCGAGGTGGTGCCGGTAGCACGCACTCGGTTAGCTCGAACTGCCATGGTCTTTCTCCTTGTCCTTCCAGCTCAGGTGGTGCGGACGGAGACGACGAAGCGGTTGTCGGCCAGCGTCCAGTCGGCGTCCACCGACCAGATGACCTTCCCCGTCTCACCGTAGTTGTCGTCCGTGGACGAGAGGATGCGCGGGCGACGACCCATCGCCGCAGCGAGAACGCCGGGGCCGAAGGCGTGAGCGCGGTGAATGTTCACGGACGACGAGTTCGCCGAAACCGTGAGGGTGTTCGACTTGAACAAGTGGATCTTGTTCACGGTCGTGATGTAGCCCGGGTAGAGGGCGTTGAACTGCGGGTGGAACTGCGCGTAGCGAGCGAACTGCGCGTCGTCCTTCATGTTCATCGCCTGCTTCGGGGTAATCACCATCCAGCGGTGACCATCCGAGAAGGTCGGGATGTTCGCGTTGTCGAGCGCCAACTCCGCACGGTTGAGCGTGTTGTAGTTGAAGTTCGCCGTGTCGTCGGCAGTCGGGTCGTTATCCGACGTCATGCCAGCCGTACGAACGATCTGGTCCGCGCCGTCGAGGAGGCTCACGAGAACGCTCTCAACAAACTTGTCGTAGTCGCGCTTCATGTGAAGGCCGACGATCTTCGACATCTTGTGGACGCCCATCTCCGCGTCGAACGCTTCGAGGCCGTAGGGGGCCACGCGCGCGTTCACCTGGTCGTAGGGGCCAGCGAAGCGCTGGAGCATCAGCGTAACCTGCTCGGAACCGACGTTCACGGGCGTGGTGCTGATGGTCGAGTTCGACGCCACCAAGCGCGAGGCCTTGGTGTAGGTCGTGTCCGTGAACTTCGGGCGGTTCACGCGGACCATCGAGCCCGGCTTGCCGGTGAAGTCCATCTTGAAGCCGATGACTTCGCCACCCATCGCAGCAGCAAGCTGCAAACGACCGTCGTCCGGCGTGGCATAGCCGCCAGGAGCCGAACCGCTAACGCCGCGACCCGCGAGGCCGAGGACATCCGGGACGTTCAGCTCGGCGCTCATCGCCTGCTTGTACATCGAGGCGTAGAGGTATTGCGGCTCCGGCTGGAGGAGCAGCATGTCCGAGGTCCAATCGTAGAACTCTTCGGGAAGCGTGAAGCGATTGAGCGTAGGCATGGAAACTTCTTTCTGAAAGCTAAGGAAGCAAGCTAAGTCTCAGACAATTCAGGGCTTTGCGTGCTTCGAAGTAATCGCCGCGAAGTTACGATCGAGGTAATGCGCGGCTGCAATCGGGTTTACGGTACGAAGGCGCTGATACTCTGCAGCGTGGTCAACGGCGACAACGCCGGGACCGCCATCCGCAGAGCCAGCAGGAGCGGGAGCGGCCGAAGGCGGCGCGCTCGAAACAGCAGGAGCAACCGTACGAGGAGCGGTGTTCTGCCAAACAGACTGAAGAGCGCTGATTGCTCGAAGACGGAGGGACGGGTCATCGCCGGCAATCTGACGGACAGCCGTCTTCTGATCGTCGGTGAGACGCCCGTACTCGTTATCAGCCATCAGCTTTACGGTCTTGAGTGCCTCTTCACCTTTCTTGGCTTCAGCCTCCAAGGAGCGAAGCCGGTCGGCCTGCTTCTCATCGGCGCTCTTGGCTGCTTCCGCAGCCTCTCTGGCCCTCTTCGTAAAGGCCTCAGCTTCCTCAATCGACTCGAATCCGAGCTGCTTGGCAGTCTCGAGTTGGGCCGCACGCTTCGCTTGTTCGAGTCGAGCAGGCAACCAATCCGGCGTAGCCGGAGTAGCGGCCACCGGTGCTACCGGCGGAGGAGCAGCGACAGGGGCAGGCGTAACAGCAGCAGGAACCGCAACCTGGGGAGGAGCGGTGATTCCTGCGGCTTGGAGTGCGGCGAGTTCTTCGGCAGTCATGGTGTTCACTTTCTCCGTTTACGTGTGATTACCGCTCACAGGGGCGTTGTGGAGAAGCTAAGCAAAAGGAAGCTAAGAGGCCTGAATCAGGCGACGGTGTAAGAGACTTCAACAACGAGGGCGCGGTCACGAACGCCAGAGGCTGCGTCGATCTCGGTGCCAGCGCTGTTGGTAAGGTTGAAGGTCAGGTTGCTGCCAGAGACAGCCCACGTACCAGCGTAGAACTGGGTGCTGCCCTGAAGGCCCGTGTTGCAAAGAATGGCGCCACCACCAGCAGTCACAGCAAGGAGGCTGACGGTCTTACCGTCACGGCGCTGCTTCTGGATCATGGTCACGAGCGAGTCGGTCGTGGCAGTACCACGATCGTACCCACCGCCTCCAATCTGGCCGTTATCCGAGGACGCCGTGTAAGCCGGCAGCTCGAACGCGATACGGGCAACGTTGCCCGTGGTGCCCTGGATGTTCTCGCTGGCGAGAACGATGCCTTTGATCTCAGCGTAGATGGTCGCCATAAGAAGATACCTTTCAAGTGCCCACGGCCTTGAGCCGCGGGGAAGCTTTTCGAGTCTGTTTGCGAGGCTTTCGGCTTTTCACGCCGAAGAACTTCTCGAGCATCTTGAGTTCCGCCTTCAAAGCTTCAGCAGCGCTGAGCTGAATGCGAATCTCGTCCATTCGAGCGCGCGCTTGGCTAAGGAAGTCAACCTTCAAAAGCTGACCTTCAAGAACCAGCGATTGAGAAGCCATGGGCGGAGTATTCACATGAATCGTCGAGGAGAAAGCCGACTTGATAGCCGGCTTTTCCCCATCAGGATTGTGTCGACGAGTCATCGCGAAGCAATTCGGGCAATGCCAAGCCATGCCTCCGGGGCCGCCCTCGATAGAGGCAGCCAGCCGGAGAAGCTCCGGATTGGGTCCGGAGTAATCACAGGTTTGGCAAACGAATTCCGACATCTAGCTCACCATACATTCAACAACTAACGAACGCTCGTCAGAATTTGTGAGTGGTAATCACTTCATGGCCATTGCGGTCTGTTTCTGATTACGTTGGCCCACAGTATCGCCACTAGCGGGCTTCTTTTCGGCCTTAGCCATCTGAAGCTCCTGTTCCTGAGCCATTTGCTCGGCAGGAGGCGGAGGAGCCTTCAGTTGGGTGTCAGGAATGGCGTCGATCTCGCGATCGATCTTCTCAGTGATATCGGCAGGAGCGCCCGAAACGACACCACGAGCGAGCTGACGGCGAGCTTCGCGCTGGAATGTCGGAGATTCGACATTCTGCTGGAGAGCCTTGATGAGCGTATCGATCGGAACAGCTTCCATACGAAGCTGAGAGGTGACTTGGTCGATGGATTCGACCGGAATGACACCCTTCAGGTACTCAACGCACGAACGCGTGGTCGCAAGGCCTTCCTTCTTCGCCACGGAGGCTGCCGTAATCTTCTTCAACTCCTCTTCGACGTCCGGCTTGTAGTAGCCAGGCCACCTAATGGTGATGAGCGGCGGAACCCACTCAGTGGTGTCCTCACTAGCTGCCGAAGCGTCCGCAGAGACGCTCTTCGAGACCATTGCGCCGCCACCGTTGTTGGAAACGACCATCAGGCAGTTTTTGAGGAGCGGCATGGCCTTCTGCAGGCCTCGAACACGCATCCGTTCCGGCCCGTGCGTCTTTGCGCTCATGTAGGTGATGCGCAGGAGCATGCTGGAAGCCGGAATCAGCCATCCGTAGGCAGCATCCTCCCGAATTACGTCACAACGAGAGGTCTGTCGGTCTCGGAGGACGACAAGAGCCTTCGCAGAGAGAGTTGCAGCGAACTTGACCGTGTCCGGCTCGAGGAAGACGACGGAAAGCATCTCCGCGATCTTCGCTCGGAGGTCGCGAGCATGGTTGTCGAGGGCCGTGAGAGCATCCCCAGGAAGAGAGTGCAGCTCCACCTTCGTCGCATCGTTCGGGTACTGCCAAACGATGTGCGGGCCCTTCTTGCGACCCGTTCCACTGGACCTATTGGGGCCCATGTAGGAGCCGTTCGAGGGATTGTCTGGGCCGGGAGTGCCACCTTGCTTGGTCGACTGGATGCCTGCAACTCGCCCAGTGCTCGTAGGAGAGTAGCCAGGGTCGACACCGGTCTCGGTGATGAGCGGGTCACCTGCGTACATGGCCGCACGCTGACGCTGTGAGAGCGCCATATCCAAGGCGTGCATCTCATCGAGGATGCCTTCGTGGAAAGCGTGTCCGTCGATGCGACCAGCCTCGTCGGTGAAGCGCATGAACTTCCACCACTGCACCGGGCAGAACCCAAAGCCGTGAGCGACGGTCTTTTCCGGGTCTTTCACCCAAGGACCAAGAGCGCCATCCTTCTGCGCCTCCTGGGGTTTCATCGTCGCATCGAGCGTTTCGTCGATCTCTCGACGGTAGATCATCACCCGGAGCTTCCAGGCCCCCCGGTTCTGATCCCGGTACTGCTCGTAGTACGGGTATTGAACCACCAGTTTCATGACGGCTCCGAAGTTGTCGAACTTCGGCTCACACCACTTCGCTGGGATGTTCTCAGCGAAAGGGGCGCCCTGACGCGTCCCGAAAAGGGTGCAGACCGTCCCAGAGCGGTGTGCCTGGAGAAGAGCCTCACGGGCGATGGAGCGGAACCGGCTGGAACGGTAGATCTCGTTCAGGAAGCGGTCGAAGAACTGGCTGTCCTCCTGATTGAGTCCAGCGTTGGTGCTGTCCTCTCCGTCTTCCTCTGCCCAAGCGGTGTCATCCTCGCCCGGGTTGGTCGTGAGAATGGGGAACCGACCCTCACCAAGAATGAGGTCGATGTTGGATAGAGCTGCGGACTGCGCGATTGGGTAGACGATGCACGGAGCACGCTCCAAAAGCGGCGGAGCCTTCTCGGATTCGTTGAGCCAAGGCCACTTTCCCTCGTACGCGTTGCCGTCGAACCACCGTTCAAGGTTATCGATGCGGTAATA